GGGTCTTGTCAGCGTATCAATCAAAGACAACTCCGGCGAGCAAAAGCCTTATCACGCGGACGACGTAGAGAAAGGCCGTTTGTCCTCACAGGCAAAGATGGGGATCACCATTGAGCTTCTGGCAGCTGCGAAAGCAACGATTGCCAAGTTTTACGGTCATACCGTAAACGTCACAGACGGCACAGTATCCAAAAAGGACGGGGACGCCCCGCCCTATTTCGCGATCGGCTTTAAGGCCGCGACTTCTACCACTGCCGGCGGCGATGACGGCGTTTGGTTCAAAAAGTGCATCGCCACAAAGCGCTCCAATGAGATGGAGTACAAAACCAAAGAAGGCGAGAACGTCACGATCCAGACCGTGAAGCTTGAGTTTGAAGCCATCCCGACCATCAAGGATTCCGAGTACATGATTCTCGCGAACTCCAAGGACACTGGGATGTCCACCGCGTGGGCGACTTGGTTTGACACCGTTCCCGGCGCAACATCCTAACTTATGGGGCGGCTTCGGTCGCCCCTCTTTGGAGGTTTTATGCTTTTCGAGGTTGAGCTGAACAAAAAGACCTATCGCGTGGACGCGGTCCCTGTGAAGGTTTTGAGAGCAATGGGGCCGGCGCAGGAGGTCTATCAACGCCTGATTGAGGACCCTGCGAACATCAATGTTGAGAAGGATATAGACGTTTTAGTCCAGTGGTTTGTGCTGTTCTGCGGTAATCAGTTTACCGCGGATGATGTGTATGACTATTACCCCGGGGACAGGATCATCACCGATGTAGGGCTTGCAATGGCCGCGCTGAATACAAGCGTAGAAAAGGTTTTGAAAAAGTTTCCTACGGGCCAGGAGCCTAAAAAAAAAGAAGCCCCGGAGACTTTATCAAAGAAATTTACTGGCATTATCTCGAAGCTGGTCAGTCGATGGCGCAGATAGACGCCATGGACCTGCTTTGGTATCTGGAAATACTGGCGTCGCGGCTTGAGGCAAAGGAGCCCGAAGCTAAATATTTAAGAGAAGTGTTGGGGTGATTTGATGTCTGAGACAGTGCGGCAAATGGTGGTCAGGATGTCCATGGACGCGGGGGGTTTCAAAAAGACCGCTTCGGATATCCGCACACAGATAAAAAACCTCGACAAAGAACTCAAGAGCATGGGCGGCAGCGTTGACGCAAAACTGCTTACCGAAAAGCTAAGCCTGCAACAGGCGGCAATTACAAATTTATCAAATCAGGTCAAGCAGGCAGAAACCAATTTCAGAAACGCGAAGACCGAGGCTGATAAACTGGCGCAGGCTAAGCGCTTGAGCAACTTAACAACTGATTTGGAGCTTGCCAAAAAAGCCGCGGCGGACACCGAGAAAGCCCTGGCGAGCATCGACGCCATAAAGATGCAGAACTATGGCAAGACCTTGACCACCCTGGGCGGTAATCTTCGGCGTTTTGGCCGGCAGTTCTCGCTTTACATTGGCGGGCCTTTGACTGTGCTGGGAGGCAAGGCTTACAAGGACGCCTTGAACTACGAACAGGTCATGGCGGATATCGGGATTGCTACGGAAACAAGCGGTGAAGAGCTGGAGGATTTGAATAATACCGTTCTGAGCATGACAGAAACAATCCCCATGACTTACAAAGAACTTGGTGCTTTATACGCCACCCTGGCCAGGGCTGGTGTGCCTGCGGGTGAACTTGAACGCGTGACGCGGGTGATCGCGGGCCTGGGCGCTACCACGGATGTGAGCGCGGAAGAGAGCGCGGCGGCCATGATTAAGTTCATGAACGTTTTTAACATCCCGCTGAGTAATATTGAAAACTTCGCGTCCAGCCTGGTGGCGCTGGGGAATGCCGGTGTATCAACGGGCAGTGAGATTTTTGAGATGGCCCAAAGGATGGCCGCAACCGGTAATCTTGCCGGGATGAGCGCGGTGGACGTCCTTGGATTAGCTTCTGCGTTTAGCAGCATGGGCATAAACGCGGAAGCGGGTGGAAGTGCGACAAGCAAGTTAATCAAAGCTTTTCAGCTTGCCGCCGAAACGGGCCTCTGGCTTGGCGGAGAGGTGGATGCAGAAGGCGAAGCCATCATGGGCTATGCAACCGTGATGGGCCTAACTGCTGACGAGTTCAGGCGCAGCTGGGGACAAAGTCAGGTCGGCACCATCCTGGCGTTTTTTGACGCACTAAAAACAGGATCAGAGGACGGTGGGGACAGTGTCCTGCAAGTACTGAAAGCGCTGGAATTAACTGAGATCAGGCTGTCCAACCTGGTCGCCACAGGCGCGAGCAATCCGGACTTTTTCAAGGAAATGCTGGGCATTGGCGAGGCGGCGTGGAAGGACAATACAGCCCTTGCAAAGGGCGTAGAGATTGCCTATGGCACGGCGCAGGCAAAACAGGACATCGCGCTGAACAAGATGGAGAACGCCAGCGCGGATGTGGGTGAAAACCTTGTAGATATTATGCAGCCAGTCATCACAACGGTGTCTAATCTGGTTGGCGAATTCGGAAAATTGGACGAGGCAACTCAATCCCGCTGGGTGAAAGTGGCGGGCGCTATAGTTGCCCTTGGACCGGTGTCGGGAGCCATAGGATCTGTGGTGTCCGGCGTTGGCAAGATTATAGGTTTTGTAGGAAAAGTTAAAGCCGGCGAAGTAACGCTTTTTACAAGGCTTGTGGACGCGTTAAAAGGGCCTGCTGGCGGCTGGATGCTGGCGGCTGCCGGGATCGGGGCGGTAGCTGTGGCGATTAATAGCATCAAAACGCCAACAGAACAAATCATTGAGGGGCTGCAAAACATCAAGGTTGAGCTGGACGAGAAGACATATTCACAAACCACTGCCGCTTTGAAAGAATTGCAGGGACAGTCTGACGCGCTGTCCGGCAAACAAGGCGAGTACAACAAGAACATATCTTCGGCGGTAAAAGCCGGGTATGGAACCGCTGAAATGTACGGCACCGCTTTGGGGTATGAGGCAAGATTTACACAGTCTGAGATGGCGAGCATTGCCGGGAAGTATGCAGAGGAAATTGACAAGCTGAATGGCATGATCGGCGCGGAAACCGACGATGTGCAACGGAAATCTTTGGCGGCTCAACGCGACGCTTTACAGGATCAGTGGAACGCAGAGACGGAAGCCGCAAAAGCAAACTACATGGACCAAGTAAGCGCTTTGGTGAGCGGGATGATGGCGAAGCACCCAGAGGCAAAGGCGGTGCTGGAAAAAGCCGCGGAAGAATATGACCTTTTTGTTGCGCTGGAAAATGCATACAAAGAAGTCAATGAAGGCGTATCCGTGGAAGACGCGAACGCGATATGGTCGCGCGTTCTCACCGAGGAAATAATGCAAAAATATTTCCCGGACAGGATCATGCCGTTCGGGTCCGCGTACATGGAGCTGCAAGAAATACTAACAAAATCGCTGGGCCAGTCTCTTGAAACGATAGGCGGCGAGGACAGCTTTGCTTACACATTACTCCAGACGATCTTGGGCGATCCGCTAACCGAAGGGCTGTACGATCCAACGCTTACAAAAGGCGTACTGGACGGCCTGGTGGAGCTGCTTGATTTTAAGAGCGCAGTTGACAAATTAGGCGTTTCTTTTGAGGAGGGCCTGACCCCTGGCTTGACTGACGCGTTCGAGGGTGCAAAAATGCCATCGCTTGAAAAGCTTGGCGAGCTGGGCGACGTTTTGACAGGCGAGGCAAGCAGGCAGGGTGCGGCGGCTGCGGCAGCGTACAGCAACGCATTTAACGCGAACTTGAATCTAAACGCTAATTCAGGGGTCAATACCCGCGGGATGTTAAGGGAGATCAACCAGCAGAACCTTAGAACGATGAGGGGGTACGGTATCGGATGAGCTACTTTATTTTTAGGAGCATAAACAGCGAATCCAAAGGCATCATTGTGACGGAGTACCCCGAGATTTTACGCGCTCAGCAAAGAATTGAAACAATCGAAGTGCCCGGGCGCGATGGTGAACTAACTTTAATTTCCGGGCTGCCGGTGTACAACACTCAGTTAAAAGAGTGCAAGTGCATGATCCTCCCGGACGCGGACATCAACGCAATTTCTGCATGGCTGACCGGGCGCGGAGACGTAACCTTTGGCAATGAGCCATTGTACACCTACGAGGCCA